CGTAGGCCAGCCGGAATTCCTTTTTTGATGCAGCTTCTTTTGCGCTCTTCACGCGGTCGGCCAGGCCGTCGCCGCAAATGCTTGGCCGGGGGTCTGGCGTTGCCACTGCGGGCGCGGCTGCCGCCGCAGGTTGTGGCGTGGGAGGGGCGTCGTTCGGCCACAGCACATACCAAGCGCCCCACACTAAAAAAATCGTCAGCAGGCGATGCCCTGCAACCCATTGCCCGATCCTGTAGCTGATCGGCATCTTTTTAACCGCGTCGCTAGTGCTCATATTCACCCCCTGTTGTTGATCCCGTAGTTTGCACTATGCCCAGCCCGCCGCGCGCGCAGGTTTTTTTACGTCTGCGCGAAACTTTATTAGTGCCACTCTTGACAAATACAAAGAGTGCCACTAATAATGCACCCAAGTCGAAACGAAAGCACAACGAACCAGCCCCAGCGATACGGGGGCGAAGCCAACAGGACGCAAAGGCAGTTCCAGGGTTTGTGACCCGCAGCGAGTAGCTAGACCCAAGGTGGCACAGGAGTGCCGAACACAACCCAGGTGCGCAAGGATGCGCCGAAAGGAAATCATGAACAGTTCAGCAGACCTCCACAGCCTCAAGGCAATGTGGACAACTTTCAAGAAATTGGAAGACGCAGCAAAAAACGACCGCCTCAACATTGAGGCAGCAATCCTCGCCCACTTCCCAACAGACAAAACCGAAGGCAGCGTTACCGACGCAGACGCAGGTGTCACCGTGTCCTACAAGGTCACCCGCACTGTCGACACCGAGGCCGTGCAAACCGCATGGGACTCGCTCACCGTGAACGCTCAAAAGGCATTCAAGTGGAAAGCAGACCTCGACCTGAAGGCCTTTCGCGCCGTGCAAGACATGGACCCGCAGAGCTTCACCCAGATCAGCGCCTTCGTCACCACGAAGCCGGCAAAGCCCTCTGTCTCTGTGAAGGGCGAATAAGCCATGGCCTTCGACCTCTCAAGTGTCAGCCGCACCAAGCGCATCCGCTCCAAGAAGATCGTCTTGGTCGGCGCCGGAAAGATCGGAAAGACCACCTGGGCCAGCCGGGCCCCCAACGCCATCGGCATCCTGACCGAGGACGGCGCCGACAACGTGGACGCCAACGCATTCCCCCTGGCCACAAGCCTGGAAGATGTTTACAGCGCGCTGTCCGTGCTGATCAGCGAGCCCCACGAATTCAAAACCCTGTTTGTGGATTCGCTGGACTGGCTGGAGCCCATGGTGCAGGCGCACGTTTGTGCCCAGAACAACTGGAAGCACATCGAGCAACCTGGCTTTGGCAAGGGATACGTGGCAGCTGCTGAAGAGTGGCGCAACTTCCTGAACGGCCTGGAGACCCTGCGCTCCGAGCGAAACATGGGGATCATCCTGATCGCCCACGACAAGATCAAGCGCATCGAAGATCCGCTTACCGAAGGCTACGACAGCCACGTGCTGAAGTTGCACGACCGCGCTGGCGCGCTGATTCAAGAGTGGGCTGACGTGATCGGGTACGCCGGTTATCGCATCTTCACCAGCAAGACCGATGCGGGCTTTGGCAACAAAGAAACCAAGGCCACCACGACCGGCGAGCGCGTCCTGCACGTCGAGCCCCACCCGGCCCACTGCGGTGGAAACCGCTTCAGCCTCACCAATATGCCCCTCGATTGGGCCACCTTCAGCGCCGCAATGGATGCGGTTCAGTCCTCTTAACTTTCGGAGATTCACACAATGGCCCGCTTTCAATTTGACGCATCCGCCGTCGCCCCTCAAGCACCCATGGGCGTTATCCCTGCTGGTCAGTACCTGGCCCACATCACCGACTCTGACATTGCGGATCTGAAGTCCGGCAACGGCCAGGCCCTCAAGCTCACCTTCGAAATTCTGGACGGCCAGTTCAAAAGCCGCCGCGTTTGGGAAAACCTGAACGTGGTGCACACCAACGAGCAAGCCCAGGGCATCGCACAGTCCCAACTGTCGGCCATCTGCCGCGCTGTGGGCGTGAACAAGCTGGAAGACACCGCCAGCCTGCACTTCAAGCCCATCAAGATCACCGTGGCCATCCGCCCCGCCAGTGGTGACTTCAAGGAGAGCAACACCATAAAGGGCTTCGAGCCTTCCAATGGTGTAGCGCCAGTCGCTCCGCCAGTGGCCGCCAATCACCCTGCACCCGCTGCGAACGCCAATAAAGCGCCAGCTTGGGCCAAGAAAGCTGCGTAATGGCACTCCTGCCAAAAACTGTAGTTGACCCGGTGGCAGAGGCCATATACAGCCACTACGTGGCGAAGTATGGCAACGAGCCAGCACGGGGCTACCTCGGGGCTTCGGCCCTGGGCAAACCCTGCAGCCGCGCCCTTTGGTACGGCTTCCACTGGGCCAAGCCGGCCCAGTTTCCCGGTCGAATCCACAGGGTGTTCCAGACCGGCCACCTGCAAGAGCCACGCGTGGTCTCTGACCTTCGCGGTATTGGCTGCGTGGTCAACGAAGTGGACCCGGCCACCGGAAAACAGTGGGGCTACAGCGAGGCATCCACTGGATACCACCTCGCAGGCAACTTGGACGGCCAGGTCACCGGCGTGCCTGGTGCACCCAAGACCAAGCACGTGCTGGAGGTGAAGACCTCCAGCGACAAGTATTTCAAGATCATGCAAAAGGACGGAGTGGAGAAGGCCAAGCCGGAACACTTCGCCCAGATGCAGCTCTACATGCACTGGTCGCAGTGCACCCGCGCCCTGTACTTTGTGGTCAACAAGGACAACGACGAGATTTACACCGAGCGCTTGGAGTACAGCCACGACAAGGCCCACGCGCTGATCGACAAGGCCCTGGCCATCATCACATCAGACGCGCCACCGGCCCGCCTGAGCGAAGACCCGACATGGTACGAGTGCAAGTTTTGCGACTACCAAGACATGTGCCACGGCCAAGCTCTGCCAGCAGTAACCTGCCGGTCATGCGCCCACAGCACACCGGTGCTGACCGGCACGGCCACATGGACGTGCGCCAAGTTCGATTGCGAGATTCCACTGGAAGGCCAGCGCGAGGGTTGTGACGGCCACCGCTACATCCCAATCCTGCTGGAGCGTTGCGCCAAGCCAGTGGATACGCAAGGCGACGCCGTGGTGTACGAAATGTCCAACGGTGCCAGGTTCATCAATGGCGACCCGGACGAGTTTGGTGAGTACATCAGCAGCCACGAAATCCATGATGTGGCCGACAAGGCCGCACTGGTGGAGCCCCGTGTGGTCAACATTCGCCGCGACCTGAACGCGCAGTTTCCCGGCGGAAGGTTGGTGGCCTAAATGATCCTGCGTCCCTACCAATCCCGCACGGTCGAAGACCTGTTTGCGTGGTGGACAGCGCACCAGGAGGATGCCGACATTCCCCTGCTGTCGCTGCCAACTGCTGCAGGTAAGTCCGTGATCTGTGCCGAAATTGTGCGCCAGATGTTCGAGCAGTGGCCAGCCTACGAGCCCCGCACCGTGGTGCTAGTGCCGAGCAAGGAACTGGCCGAGCAGAACGCCGAGAAGCTGGTGAACCTGCTCCCGCAAAACATCCATGTGGGCTTTGTCAGCGCCAGCCTGGGCAAGAAGGTCTATCACGCCGACGTGATCGTGGCCACCATTGGGTCCATTGCGAAGTCTGCGCACCTGCTTGGAAACATCAAATGCGTGATCATTGACGAGGCCCATCTGGTCAACAGCAAGGACGCTGGCATGTTCCGCAGCTTCCTCAAAGACCTGGGCCGGATCTGCTCATTCCGCACGGTTGGCATGACGGCCACGCCATTTCGTGGAAACCAGGTCTGGCTGACCGATGGCGATGCGCCACTGTTCACTGGAATTGCCTCCAACGTCACCATGCGCGAGCTGCTGGACGCCGGGTTCATCGCGCCACTGGTGCCGCCTGATGTGGAGATGGTCACGCGCATAGACGCTGGCGCCGTGGGCATTGCAAACGGCGACTACAAGGTTGGCGAGTTGTCCGAGGTGGTCGAGCGCTACCTGCGGGACGTGTCCATCGAGTCTGTGAAACTGGCAGCCGAGCGCCGCAAGTGGATTGCCTTCACACCCAGCGTGGCCAATGCCGAACACCTGTGCGCAGAGCTGATGGCCAGAGGCATCGCAGCATCCGTGGTGTGCGGTGACACACCAAAAGACCAGCGGGAAATGCTGATCGCCCAGTTCCGACGCGGGCATATCCGCTGCCTGGTCACTGTGCTGGCGCTATCTGTCGGATTCGACGTGCCTGATGTTGACTGCATCATCTGGTGCCGCCCGACCAAGAGCCCGGTGCTGTATGTCCAGGGCATGGGCCGTGGCGTGCGTATCTCAGAAGGAAAGACCGATTGCTTGGTGCTGGACTTCACCGACACCGTGGCCCGCCTCGGGCCGGTTGACACCATCAAGGGCCGTGCCAAGACTAAGGGCGGAAAGCAAGAAGCCCCGTTTGTGGTGTGCGATGAGTGCGGCGCCCGCAACCATGCTACCGCCCTGGTGTGTGCGGAGTGCGGCGCCAAGATCAGGGACGAAGAAGACCTGGCAGCCAAGGAAGCGAAAGCCTCCACCGCCGCGCTGCTGTCCAGCCAAGTGCAGCAGACAGTGGACTGGCACGAAGTCACCCGCGTGGCCTACAAGGTTCACCAGAAGGAAGGCAAACCCGACAGCCTGCGCGTGGACTACTACGGCGGCATTCTGCGCATCGCGTCCGAGTGGGTCTGTTTTGACCATGGCGGGTATGCGCGCCAGAAGGCCGAAGCCTGGTGGTACACGCGCCAGCAAGGTCACACCGCGCCAGCAACCACAGACGAGGCTGCAACGATCCTGAACACCGAGGACTTTTGCATGCTGATTCCCTCCCGCATAGCCACCCGAAAGAACGGCAAGTTCTTGGAAATTGTCAGCCAATCCTTTGAGCCACTGGAGCAAGCAGCATGACCTTTTATTACCTCACCCGCTTCTACATGCGCAATGGCTGGACCTTGCGCAATGCCATCAAAACTGCCTGGAGGGTTAGCCGCCATGTTTGATTACCTGCAACACCTTTTTGTTGATTTGATGATCGCCATCGGCCTGGTCGCATCCACCTACTTGCTTTTGAGTTGGATGCTGTCATGAGCGAGTCAACTGAAAAACTGACTACCGGCGATGTCTACACCGGCAACCAGTCCTTCAAGGGCATTGGGATTATGAAATGGTGCGCTGTCTGCGGCAAGCACCGCGAACAACTGGGTGGTGGTCTGCGCCAGGTCATGGGCATGCGTATGTGGGTGTGCAAGACGCACAAAGCCAAATGACCGACTTCAGCACATGGGAGCGGGCCACTCTCGAACAGCTGGCCAACGACTTGATGAAGGACAACCTGCGTCTGCGCCGGTTGCGCGGCCGGGTGATGGAAGCACTGAAAAACATCATGAAAGAAATCACATGACCAACACCCAACTACTCCTTGTCGCATTCCTGCTGGCCTGCGCGTTTCTGACCGGCGTAATTTATGGAGCGGGGAAATGAGAAAGACCAGTGCATATGCGCGCAAACGCGCCAACCAGGCCATGCAATACAACGGCGCGGAATGGCTCAATGCCATCGGACGCTGCCGACCCTACAGCGACGATCCGGTGATCGGATCATGGCTGCCGCAGGGCACAACGCAGATCAGCAACGGCGTGCTGGTGGAGGCGCGCATGGCTTACCAGCGCATCAAAGACGGCACGCTTGCGGCGGATCAGACGGACCCGTTTGACATGCTGGCCCATGTGACCGGCGTGGCAAAGATTCGGGCCATTGAGATTGCAGGCGAAGACCCTGAAGTCAATTCGATGCTGCCGCCGCTGCACCTTGCCAATGACGCACTGCGCCGGTTGCGCGGTCGATGGGAGCGCCTGAGTGTGTGGGGCTTTGACGGCCCGGGCATCACAGAGATTGCCGATACGCTCGACGTGTACGAGGCGATTTTGACGAGCAGCAGCCCGCAACAAATGGCCGATGCCACCGATGCGCGAATTGCAATCTTGAAGCGCATGCGGGCAGAAGCCAGGGCGGCAGCATGAGCCAATACACCACTTCCGAAGAAACCGCCGAGCTGGTGCGCAAGGCCACGCCAGACGATCAATGGCTTGAGGCGCAACTCAACCGAATCTCGCCAGAACGCCATGAAATCGGCAGCACTGGAGAATGCGAGGCGCTGACAAAGCTGGCCATTGAACTGCGCATTGCCCTCATCACGGCAAATGCAAACATGGACTACCTGCGCAGCCTGCTCAGGGCCGACGGCGCCCAATGACCACGAGCAGCCGCGTCCGTCCAATCGGGCTGCCAGCCCCGCGCACGTGCACCTGCTGCGGCGAGAGCTTCCCAACGAGGGCTTTCACCTACAACGCCCGACTCCATCAGCCGACGCCGACCTGCCGGTCTTGCGGGGTGTGGCTGACGCTCATGCGCCAGGTATTCCCCCAGGCCCGCGACGTGCTAGCGAACCGGGCCGGTGTCCGGGACCGGAAGTTCGACCAGCGAGCGCGCGCCCGCACTGCCGGCGGCGCTGAACTGCAAAACATTTGGAGATTGACATGACCCCCATACACCGCCGCCGCAAGAGCGACAAATACCCGAGCCGCGAGGTGATGCTTGAGCAGCAACGGCACGCGGACAGCGAGGAAATCTTGCTGCTGCGGGCAACGAATACCCGGCTGCGCACAGAACTGGCGCGGCTGCGGACAGAGATGGAAACAAAACCGATGGAGCTATCACCATGAATCAAGAAGCAATAGACCAGATCAAAGCAGAGCGTGACAGCGCTTTTGACTTGATGGTCAAAGCAATGGACGAGCGCGACTATTTCATAAAGCAGCGCGACGAATACCAAGTAGCTGCCGACAATCTGGCTGCGGAAAACAAGGTGCTGCGTGAGGCGTTGGAATGCCTCGCATGTTTGGGCAATGGCGACAGGCACGGCAACAGCGTCGGCAACGAGATTGCTATTGCAGCACTAACAAAGGAGGCCACCAATGGCTGACGCACTCACCACTCTGCGGGCTGCGAAATCCGCCCTTGAAATGCAGCAGACCGGCTTGCAGTGGTATCGGGGCATGATGCCAGAATACGTGGACGGTAGCGACGGCGAGGCTGATGCAGAGACAAACGTCGCAATCACCGACTTGACCGCACTCATCGCATCTAGGGAAGCGCAGGAGCCTGTGGCGTGGGCTGATAGAGCCAATGAGCTTATTGGCACGGACTGGCCTACCGATACGCAGCTACCCGTGCAGCCAAGTGAGCCAGCCTACACCGACAGCACGCCGCGCCTGAACGTCTGCAACAGCGCGTTTGAGCATTGGTTTCAGGCCCAACCCTTTGCCACACAGACGGGCGTCAAGCAGATGTGCCGTGACAGCTACGCCGCAGGCATGGGCGATCCGCTGGTGACTATGCAGCGCAGCCTGAGCAAGAGCCTGTGATGATCTACGAAGGTCGCTGCATCATTGATTGCGGAGACACCGGGCACCAGCACGTCACTATGTTGAAGATGATCCCTGCCGGAACCCTGCTCTACACCCACGCGCAGCCAAGTGAGCCAAAGGCCGAGCCAGCACATGATGATCTGACCATTGCTTACATGTCTGGCTTCCACGATGGCAAGAAGGCAAAGTCCGAGCCAGCGCCGGAGCCGCTTACCGGATGCGCCTGCCGCTGGGATGCGGAGAGCAACCGTGTTGCAACGTGTGTTATTCACCAGGGATGGCTTGATGTGGTTGGCGAATGGGCGGATCGCGCCAAAGCAGCAGAAGCCGCCACACCCCAGGCCCGCAAGCCGCTGACCCACGACGATGTGCGCAAGGCTGGTGGCATCGTTCACCGTGACGGCAATATCTTTTTCACCAACATCAACATGCTGAACGGCATCGAAGGCGGTGCCAAGTGACCCTCGCAATCACGAAAAATTTGTGGGCACCAAGAGTCACGCCGACTCGGGGTAGGCCTTGGATTATTTGGCCGCATGTTTCAAGCACCCGTAGGGGTGCAAAGAAGTCCTACCTAAATCAATTTGACGCCGATTTTCACAAAGAGGCGCTTGGGAGGGTCGATTTCGTGCGCGTGTCTGTGGTCGAGCAGGAAGGCGGTGCCACATGAGCCCCATCCTAACCCCCCGCGAATGGCAGCGCCAGGCGGTTGCCGAAGCTGCTGCCCTGGTCGGTACGCCCGAGTTCTTTGCCAAAATGGTCGAGGCTCGCAGGTATGGCGCGCTAGCCGATGAATTGGAACTGCGCCACGTCCCGGCAGGCTGGCGCAATCGCCGCGAGCCAAAGATGATGCGCGCCGAGCCGCCGCACCACACAGCCACCGCGCTGTGGGAGCAGGTTTTTGCGCGGAGGGCCGCGACGTGAGAATTGATCTGATGCAATCCCGGGCAGAGGCTGAATCACCTGAATTTGGCCGATATGCAGCCTACATGCCGGAAGAGTTTCCAGACCTTTCCATGCCGATGTTGCGCCAACTGTTTCACCACAATGCCAGCGCAAGCGAGTACCGCGCATCGCTTGAACGAGTCCGGAAAGGAGGCATGCCATGACCCATACCCTGAACACCGCCCGCACAGCTGCCGTGTCCACCGCCGTTTTCTGGCAGCCCATCACGCCAGCCACGCCGCGGGGCGTGAAGGTGCTGTGCATCAGCAAGCACAGCGGCATTGCGCAGGTGTGCACCATCCTTGCGCGGGAGGCGTTTTTTGACCATTGGGCCCCACTTCCACGGTGGCCGGTGGAGGTGGAATCGTGAGCGAATTTCTATCCGCGCAAGATCTGCACGCGCTGACCGGCTACGCCCGCCCGGGCAAGCAGGCTCAATGGCTCAAGGATCACAGCCTGCCGCACCGCGTGGACGGCGCCCGGGTGATTGTGGCAAGCCGCCATGTGACCGACTGGCTCGAAGGGCGTACAGTGGTTGCCCCTGGGGAATTCAATTGGGGGTCGGTCAAGTGAACAAATACCCGCGCCTGCGCACCCATACGCGCAAAGGAAAGTCTGGGCAGGTGTGGACGTGGTGGACATACGATCAGCGCCCCCACGGGCCGGAAATCAGCCTGGGCCGCGACTACATCAAGGCACTGGAGCAATGGGACTTACTGCACAACAAGAAGCCCTTGACGATTGGCCGAGTGCAGCAGGCCATTGACCAGTGGCGCGCCGAGGTGCTGCCGACCTATGAGAGCGCCGAGACCCGCAAGGGCTACACCAAGCAGCTTGCCCGCGTCGAGGCTTGGTGCGGGAATAAGGCGTGGTACGAAATCACCCTGCCGGCCATGCGCCAGTATCTGCACAAGCGCAGCGCCAAGACCCAGGGCAATCGGGAAATGGCGGTGCTGTCAATCCTGTGGAGCTATGCCCGCATGGAGGGGATGACCGAACTGCAGTGGCCGGCCAATGGCGTCAAGGACTGGAAAAACGAGGAGCGCGAGCGCGAATTCGAGGTCACGGACGAACTGTTTGCGGCGGTCTACAGCCACGGCGACCAGATCCTCAAGGACTGCATGGACATTGCCACCACCACAGGCATGCGCCTGACTGACGCCCGCACGGTGCGGATGCCGGTGGATGGAAAGCTGCGCTTTCGCTCCAGCAAGCGCGGCAAGTGGTCGTACTTCGAGGTTTCAGAATCACCCGTGTTGACCGCACTGCTTGCACGCCGTGGCCAGGCTGAGTGCGTCACGCTTCTGACGACGCCCACCGGTCGCACCGTGTCGCCAACCATGCTGCGTGCACGCTACGACAAAGCCCGGGCCGCTGCCGCTGCCGCATTCCCTGCGCTGGCCGAGCAGATCAATGCCATGTACCTGCGCGACACCCGCAAGCGCGCTGCTGATCTGGCCGAAGATATGGACGCCGCAAGCGCGCTGCTGCAGCACTCCAGCAAGGCCCTGACGGCCAAGCATTACCGAACCAAGGCTACCAAGCTAAAAGCCGTCCGTTGAGGTCTGCATTTCCTGTCCGGCAGAGTGAAGAAACAGCGACTAGAATGCAGACGTGACAAGCGTGGAAGCCGCGTGGTTAAGCCATTTCGGGTTGGGACTCAAAATCCCCCGCCGCAAGGCGTGCCGGTTCGATTCCGGCCCCGGGCACCATAGCTACAGCGCTATGGTAATGGTAGCTAGGTCCGCATCGTGTCTGCTACCGTGTCTGCAAATCAGGCCCAGGGCACACCGCCGACACGTAGGCCTGCAATCCCCTCAATTTGTCGGCTTCCCGGTCAAAGTCGCTGACCACGCCCGCATATTGGTCGATGCACGCGGCGAGTACGCTGGTGGTGGCGGAATCATCAGGCGGTAATCCGGGGCTGGAATCTTGGCCGGGGGGATGACGACTGGCGGCGATGATGGCTTGCAGGCGCATCCGGTCAGCATCAAGAGCGCGCACAGCAACACCTGTTGCAGTTTGGAGAGATACATAGTCCGCCGTCACTTTCTGGTTTTTGGCCTGCATGGCCGATTCTTGAGCCTGGCGCGCTACCTGCGCGGCCATTGCTTGCTCCAGGGCGTCGGCCCGGAAGGCGTCAAAAAGGCCCTGCACCTGGGCCCGGCCTGTCTCGTAGCCAGCGTGGTGCAGCTTGTAGCCGGCAAAGGCCTCGGCTGCCAGGAACGCCAGCACGGCCCACACTCGCCAGTTAAGCAGCCAGCCGGGCATCATTTGCGCCACCACGGCCAGTACAGCCACAGCAGGATCAAGGCGCCGGGGCTCATGTCAGATCCAGCACCAGGTAGCGCACACGGCGCACCTGCATGACATTGACCACATACTCACGATTGATCGCAAAGAAGCTCTTACCGTAGCCCGGCACCGCGGCTTTGGCTTTGAGCGATGTGCGCTCCACATGACCAAACCAGCGACCCGGATCACAGCCGGGCGTTCCGGCGCAGGCTTTGCGGTCGCTGGCCAGGCCACCAAGACCGCCGTTGTAGGCGCTGAAGGCCATGGCCAGCCGGTCGCCCGGCGTGGCGGTGCCCTGCACTGCCTGGAACCCCTGCCGATCTTTCAGCACCAAGGCGCGCAGCTGAAGGCCAGGGTCGTATGGCGCATCCCAGGACAAGCCAGCCAGCTCGTGCGGAAAGCGCGCGCGGATCTCGGCCAAGGCGTCGAAGCGCGTGGAGCCATCGGCCCGGAATGCGCGAGTCAGCTGGCCCAGACCAATGCCCTGCTCACGGCTGGTGCGCAGTTCAGCGCGCGGCGACCAGCACCATCGGCTTTTGAGGCTTGCACAGGTTTCCTGCTCCACCTGCGCACCCAGCGCAGACGGTAGCGGCATGGCCGGCCACAATCGCACCTGCTCGGCTTTGAGGACTGGTAGCAGCGCCATGGCGGCGGCCGGCGGCTCAGCGGCCCGGCTGGAGGTCACAAACAGCATCAGGATCACGCCGGCCAGGATGCAGCGCCCTAGGTACACAAGCGCTGCCGCCGTGTTTCCACTCATACCGGCCAAAGCCGCAGCCTGGGGATCGATCTTGGGCTGAATAATCCTGAGCACCAGGTCGCCAACAGCCAGGCCAACAAGGCTCAGGCCGATGCCGAAAGCCAGCGGCGCACAGGTTGGTCCGAGGGCGCGCGGCCACATGTCTGCGGCGAACAGCAAGGCGACTCCCAGGCTGAATATGGCCAGCAAGCGGCCGGCGGCGCGTCGAAGCGCGGATTGCATTGACATGTGTCTACTCCTTGGGTGTGGATGCTGCGGCCTGTATCGCGGCCGCCATGGCTGGCTGCGCGACAAAGCGCGCGATGATGGTGGCGAGTGCTGCCGCACTGGTCAGCAGCGAAAGCGTGTCCGCTGGCAGTACGCCGGCCAGCAGCGGCAGGATGGCCTGAACCAGGTCGGGCATGCCGCCGTTGTCGAGCGCGGCGATGATGCTGGGGAGTGCAGGCTGTAGCAGGCTCAGGAATGCAGTGAGGGCGGCCAGGCGCACGCTCCAGGCTTTTGTGGCCACGGTGGCCGCGTTGTCAATCAGTGTCATTTGCTGCCCCTCTCAATGAGTCGGTCGAGTTTTGAATCAAGGCGTTGGAATTGGTCCTGCATCAGACGAAGCGCTTCTTTTAGGCTGTCTGTCTGTTGGTTATCGCGCTGGTGTAAGACTGCTGTGTCTGCTTTGAGTAGCTCAATGTCTTTTGCGAGTTGCCCAATAAACCAGACAACCCCGGCGAACTGCGTCAGCATTGCGACGATCAGGGCAATGGGTACTTTTTTATCAAGGTGCCAAGACTCTTTTGCAGCGTTGCGCCGGTCAATAGAGGCGAAGTCTGATTCTGAGATAGTCATCAGATCACCCCCTGTGCATTCCAAGTACACCCGGAGACCACGCCGCCGCCGGTCGCTCCAACCACGTTCAGGGTAAAACCTGACTTTGTGATGCCCGTGGCAGATGCAGATATTCCGCCTGCCGTCCCACCATTGACAAACGCATTTACAACCGGGGTGACGGTGAACGGTATTGGGAAAGTAACCGCCACGGTGCCGATGTACAGCGAGCCGTATGCGGTAGAGGTGGTGACGTTCGCCGTCCCTCTTTGGGTGTCTCCATCTACCGTTACCGTGGCGCTCGAATTGACAACCGTCGCACCTGCGCCGTGGAACGCATAGGTGTTCTTTCCCACCTTCCCGTTGGAGCATGTGTTCGTGATCGACACGCCGGTATTGCCCGCCGCGTTGTTTCCGACAATGGTGTTTGCAGACACATTGAAGTCCGATACCCCATTGAGAACCACGCCGGCACCCGAGGCGCCGTTGTATGCCAGGTGGTTGCCGACCACGGTCAACTGGCTGATCTTGCCGTTTGCGTCACTGGCGATGCAGGTCGATGTAGATCCGGACAGCGCAGCAATTTCATTGCCGACAATCTCGATACCGCCAAATGTTCCAGTGCTTCCAGTGCCCAGGAAGATGCCGTAGTTGATGCAATTTTCGATGCTGTTGGAGTTGATCAGCAGCGGGCCGGATGCGATCGATGCAGTGTGGTTCAGGACAATGCCTGCGGTGCCGCCGAGGATTTTGTTACCGACGACCCGCAGGCCGCCGCCGGACGCTTGGTAAATGCCGTAACGGCTGCCTGTGGCTTGCCCGGTGCTTATGTGGCAGTTGGCAATGCTGAAATCTCCGCCGCCTGGGCTGTACGGGTTATCGTAATAGACACCTGTGTCGGTGTAGTTCACCAGCGCGCAATCGGTCACAGAGCCGAACGTGGCATTTGTGAGGTGCAGGCAGCGGTAGGCGTTGTAGATTGTCACGCCACGAATGCGCGTGTATTCGACCTCTGCGCTGCTCGGCAAGATACGCAGGTTTGCGCCGCCTGTTTTTGTGTTCAGTGCTTGCAGGGTGAAGTTTTCAAACAGCGGCTGAACGCTCCCACCAGTTCCAGTAAACGTAATCAGGTCGGCTGTGGTGGAGTCGGTCGAAAGCAGATAGGTCGTGCCTTGGCTTGCCCCGACAATACCGCCCGATGCAATGGTGATGGTTGAGAATTTGTACGAACCGGATGGATAGTGCACCAGCTTGCCGGTGTTGTGGGCCGACTGCATAGCTGCCGTGTCGTCGGCCACACCATTTCCGATAACCCCGTAGTATTTGGCGCTCACCATGTCGCGCATCACGTTCTGCGCAGTAATTGGAACTGCGCCGGCTCCAGAGTCAATGAAGCCGACAAGAGATGATCCCCCGGAGGCGGCAAGGTCTGCCGCAGCGACTCCTTGGTAGACCCGCCACTTGGTCGCCGTATCAGTAGCAAACGCCGCACTGGACGTATGGGCCACCACGCACACATACCATGTGCCCGCGTTGCTCACCAGATCCTTGATGGAATAGGTTGTAGTCGCGGCCCACGCGCCCCGACTATTGAATGCCTGCAGTGTCTGGATGGCGCCAAGCACGGTAGGCTTGACGACGCCAAGGCGGTCTGTGAATGTCTGAGCTGTCGAATTTACAACTGCGTCCAGGATGCCTGCATTCAGGACTAAATCAGCCGGGTCGATGCTTGGTACTGCTTTGGTTGTCATTCAGTCGCCCTGATAAATTCGTGTGTCATAGGCCGCCAATGCTAGGGATGACACCCCAACGCCTTCGGGCTTAATCTCGATCACGGTGTACAGGCCGGACGATTCAATCTCTGAATTAGTCAGGCCCGTGGCGAAGATGTACCGGCTGCCGCACTGCCGCACCGCGTCGGCCACATAGACGCCAGCAGGAAGGCTTTCCAGTAGCACCGATGTGCCGGACGGATAGCAGGCTACAGGTGCCCCAAGGCGCTCGCCAGACGCGCCAGTGAAGGCAATGCGGCCACTCGTCGCGCCATTCCACTGCAAGGGCTCACTGGTCGATATGGTCAGCCCTGCGATGCTCATGACCTCGCCAGCCTGCAAACCATCGTCGCCATAAAAATCATTCGGGTCCACCCAGCGAACAAGCGACCCCGGGCCTAGCGATCCGCCATCGCTGAGAACCTTGTCGCTCACGCGCGTGCGCTGGTAGATCAGGCGGTTAGCTTCGAGGTATGCCCGGTTTGAAGCCTGGGCCAGCGTTGTGCAGCCCATCAATTTCACCTTCTTGGGGTTCTCGCTCAGGCCAACAACTGCAATGCCGCTGTTTATGTCCAGCCTGAAATATGCTTTTTTAGCCTGCAATGCCGGGTCCACATATTCAAGTTCGACGCCATCGAATGACGCCGGCAGGTGTGCCGAGAATGAAATGGCGGACTCGCCATCACTTGCCAGGTTGCGGTAATCAAGCTGCGCTTCCGGGTATTGCTTGGCCTGATCGCGCGTCACCGTCCACTTTGCGCCGTCGCGCCACACCAGACACCGGGCGTGATTGGCAATGAGCTGCAGACGCTCCCCCAGGCTCATGTCGGCATCATCCAGGCTCATGTCGAAGCGCAGCAGCTCCGAAGTCTCGCCAAACTCCGCATTGATGCCGGACAGCGCCGCCACATCAAGCCCCGCAATGTCATTTCCGGCCAGCGTCCACACATGGGCCATGACGCGGGCAAAGTTGCGCGACTCGCTCAGGGAGTCACTGGTCAGCGTGCGGATTTTGCGGGCAAAGCGCAGGTTGAATTTTCGGTCGCTGAAGCCGGTAGCCTCGCTGGTGGCCTTGGTCGTCAGGCGAATGATGGACACACCGGGCAGC